GTTAATTCTGTCTCGTACTGCCGCATGAGAGTTTCGGACGCGTACCTCGAAACCCGCGTTCTGCAGTATAGACAGGTCTGTCCTGCCACCTGCGCTTGTCTTACGTTGCCGACTCGCAGGGTCAGGGTATATCACTATTGTACCATTTCCGTAGCGTTCGCGAAGCTCTGCGACCATCTCATCGGTATTCGAGCCAAACATCACAATTTCGTCGAAGATATGGAGCGTGTCGCCCTTGCGTGTCATCAGCACAGCAGACATCGGGTCTAGGTTAAAGTCCATGCCGACGTGTATGACATGACGGTCATCAGTGTGTCGTCGGACAGATTCCTCACGCTTAAAGCCGTAGTAGATGATGCCGCTGTAGTTGACGAATTGCGCCTCGTACTCTTGCTGAAAGGTACGCTCATCCAAGTCTGCTCGCGCGCTCGCAATCTCATTTGCCTCGACATTACCCCCCTCAATGGTCGTGTACTGATAAGACTTCCATCCTTCATCACCATCTACTCCTTTGCCGTACAGGTCATAAAAGTGGTTGCGCCCTTTAGGTGTGCCAATAAAAACAGCAGAGCCAACCCTATCGCTGAGTGAGGGTCTAAGCACCTCGTACCATGCTTGTGGGCGCATATCGGCAAACTCATCTAGCACGACAAAGTTTAACGAGCGGCCTCGTAGGTTGTCAGGCTTCTCTGCGCCCTTAAGCGAAATGGTTGAGCCGTTTAGCAGGCTGAGAGTCAGCGCCGTCTCATTAGTTTTGGCAATGTATTCGGGCGGTATTTGGCTAATGAGCATTTCCCACGCTATTTCCTTTGCCGCCTTATAGGTCGGAGCCACATACCAGACGTTCTGGTCTTTGGCGATTAGTGCGCGGTTGAGGAGTTCCGCTGTGCTTAGAAATGTCTTGCCAAATCGACGGCCAGCTACGACAACGCGGAAGCGTGACGTGTCGTCGAATATTTTAGTCTGCGGTTTCGTCAATATCATCGCGTGTCAGCTTGATAACGACGGGCGGTAAGTCTTGCGCCTCGGGTTGTGCTTCTTTCCAGCCTGCCTGTGTCTTTAAGTAGAAGATAGCCGCCGCCGTGTTGCCTGACTTGGCTTGGCTAATAAGATTTGAGCCGATACCAGCTATAGCTTTGGCCTGCCCCTTTTTATAGTGTTCGGAAAGGCGGTCGTCGCGTTTACGCATTTCATAGAACGTCGTGCGCGATATTCCAAAGTAGTCAGCTATTTGGTCGGTGTTTAGTACAGCCGCTAGGGTTTCCACCTCACGCAACTGGTCATCGTCTAACACCTTAAGGGGACGCCCCGTCTTACTCATCGAAGGCTTCCCCTGTGTCGGCGTTTATAGCCTTTTTGCCTGTGTAATCCTGCCACCGCTTTATAATTACGTCGCAGTATTTAGGGTCAAGCTCCATCATGTATGCGTCAATGCCATGCTTTTCTGCCGCAATTAGTGTTGAACCTGAACCACCAAAAAAATCGGCAATAGTTCTTGCGCTTAAATTAAAGCGTTTAATTATCCACTCCATTAAAGACACAGGCTTTTGCGTAGGATGCACTCTGTTAGTTTTTTCGCTTGCCTGAGTAAATTGACGCACTACACTGCGAAAGTTTGCCCAAGCCAGCTCGCAATCTGTTTGGTCGCTTTGCCCGTTGTTCTTATCCCATACGAGCCAGCACTCGCTGTCAGGCAATGCACTGCAGTAGTAGTTTGCACCCCACCAAATTTGCTTGGCATTTGGATATAGCGAATGAATAAGGGTAAATGCGTCTTTCGCAACCGTTGCATCATCATCGCCCAAAATGTCGCCATCATAGTTTTTCGACAACACTGCTGACTTGCTTACTGCATTCATTCCATAAGGTGGGTCAGTGTGTATTAAGTCGATGTAATCACCCTGCGTCAGCTTTTCAATGTCTTCAGGGTCAGTCGCACTGCCACACATAAGCCGATGATTGCCTAGCACCCATATATCGCCCTCTACCGTTACAGGTGTTTCAGGCACGTCAGGCACGTCATCCTCATCGGTGAGTCCCTCTACCTGCTCAGGCTCAAGCAGTTGTGCCAACTCATCTGAGTCAAAGCCAATTAGGTCAAGGTCAAAGTCTAGCTCTTGCAGTCGCCTTAGCTCTGCCGTCAGTGCATCGGTATCCCAGCCAGCATTTAATGCCAGTTTGTTATCAGCTATGACGTAGGCTTTCTTTTGCGCCTCAGTCAGTCCCTCAAGGGTAATCGTCGGCACCTCATTGAGGTTAAGACGCTTTGCCGCCATCAGTCGCCCGTGGCCTGCAATGATGCCTGCCGCGTCGTCGATAAGTATGGGATTGGTAAAGCCAAACTCTTTGATGCTTGCGGCTATCTGCGCCACCTGCTCATCTGAGTGAGTTCGAGAATTCATTGCATACGGAAGCAAGTCCGTTGTCGGTACATAGTCGATTGATAGACTCATATTTTATAAAGGTGACGGTATACCTTCGGCCCACAGTAGGCCATGAGTTTGCCCGTCTTTCACTTCTCCGCGTTTGATGTCTTGGTCTGACATGGGGTATGTCTCTACCGCGCCGTCATCGAATGCGACGAGATAGTTACCTTCATTTCTTGGCATATTGCCCTGTACTACGGGCCGCCAGTCTATTGTTACTGTCTGCAACATATAGTGTCCCCCGCGACATATTATACCAATATATGCCAAAAGGGTGCGGACAATAAATAAGCGGTATTTATTTGCCGCAAAAAAAAGCCCGTACAAGACGGGCAAAGGGTTTCTCACACCATCGTGCTACGGACTGTAGCGGACGATTTCTAAGGGCGGCTCTTCATTGGTTTTGAGTTTGACCACCCTGTAATCTGATAGTACGGCCATGTCTTCCTGATGCCGTGTCGCCATTGCTTGTGCGGCTTGCATTGCGATGACCCAGTTTTCTAGCTCCTCGTCAGTCGCCCTTACAAACCTGCTGATAAAGTTTTCGCCAGTCGGGATGTCCGTCTCTGCCATTGGTCTGCCCCCACAAATCCACCATTTCACAATACTCCTTTTCTATCTGGAGCGCCTCTTCGTAGTCACCTTGCCCTGCTATCCCGAACGCCGTAACTATCAAGATGATTGCTATAATGCCTAGCGCCATCGCATCCGTCGATAATTCCTTCATACAAAACCCTCACTCTCTCGTTATTGCGTAGCTTGTTCAGCGCCGCTGTTTCGATTTGCTTAACCCTCTGACGTGAAATGCCCATCTCTGCGGCTACTTCTGTCAGTGTCATTTGCTCTGAAAATTTACTCATCTGCCCCCCAGCAAAAGGCCGCTTATGCGGCCTGATAACGGTGTTGATAAAGCGCGTCTTGATATGCGCTCTGACAATTATTTTGGGTTGCTTGAAAAACATCACCGACAGGCGTGATAACAACCCAAAGATTACGCTCACCTTTACGAGCAATGTAACCATACTTCCAGTTACCGCAAGCGCCTTTTACCGTTACTTCGTTTTTCATAGCGTTGATTCCTCATATCAGTGACTATGAGTACTAATCTACAAGCTAGTTTTATCCCTTGCAAGCACTTTTTTATCTAGTTATGTAAATAATATGGGGGAAAAGGTGCAATGTGACAATTCAGGCAGTTTAGTTACCCGTAGTAACGGGCGATTTCTGCAATGAATTGGTCTTCGTTGGGATGGCGAGACAGGCGCTTAAGGTAGGTTTCCTCGTCAACGCCTTTCTCTCTACCTAGTCGAGCAAGTAGCTCTGCGGTTTTGTCAGTAACGACGATGTGGTGCCGCTCTGCAAAATACTGCCGTTGGCTCTGTACACACATGACAACATCCTCCTGTTGCCCTGCTATTATAGCACATAGGCAATCAGTTATACGAAACCATCACGTAGTCGGGGTTCTGCTCTTTCTTGCGTATCTCTTCGCGGTAGTGTTTCGCTATCTCATCGCGAGTAGCTTTGTTGTCTTTCATGAAGCCACGGGCTTTCTCTCGCAGTATGTCCATATGGCCTTCGCCGAGATACTCGTTGCAGAAGTCAGCGAACATGATTGGCGACTCGGTGAACAGGCGGTGGCAGGTGTAACAGCCAGTCAGCAAATTATCGAGGGAGTAGCGAACCACTTTACTCCTACGGCCATATATATGCATGGCCTGATTCGTCTCTGTATTGCCACAGCGCACACAAGCACCATCACGAAGGCGCACTGCTTTACTGCACCAGATGTCAGCGTTGGTTCGCTTTATCGCCATAGTACGTCTCTTTGGTAAATTGTCGCTCGCGCAAGATGGCTTTCTCCCAGTTGCCGCAATCGCAAAACCAGCCTCTTAGCTTGCCGTTGTCACCTGTGAATTGTGGCCTCATGCTTGTGCCGCAGTCAGTGCATTTCACTGGGTAGCCTCCAGTCTTCAATGTTTGCGAGCAAAGCCGTAAGCCAAGAAGTAGTAAACGACTCAATATCCACATCTATCGTAATCCCCTCGGGACAGGCTACGTCGATATAAACGTCAGTCATGTCGTCATTGCGTGTGTTTGTTGTTGCCGCTGTAATCGCATCGACCCTGCACACCACTTGCCCACCGTCAGGTAGTGGCATGGACAATATCGGCATTTTAGTGGTCACTGTAGCGCCTCGATACCTACCTTGAAGCGGCTGAACTCGCCATGCTCCTTGTCCAATACTACACAAGAAATCGACCGCTGTGACCCGTAGCCACTGGCTGAGTGCCATGCATCAGGCGGTGGCAGTACACTCCAGCTTTCCCATGTCAGCCCACCTAGCTCCTCTGCTTGCTTGTGGTGAATGTGGCCTGTCCACGCAAAGCGGTATTTAGTTCGTCCCCACTGCTCGGCATAGTCGCGTGTGATTGCCTCGTACAGTTGTCTAGTGCGTATCTTATCGCCGTGATGCGTCACTACGAAATTATTGCCCCACTCAAAGTGGATAAACTTGTTGAAGTTGTCGAACACCTTCACCCGCTTGTCTTTCTCGTAGTACATGCGAAGCATTTCGTTAAGCCATAGCGAGGCATCAGGGTCGTGATTACCGCGAGCGTTAATTAGCCATACCTCATCGTACTGTTGGAGCATACGGGTCACGATAATCTGAAATAGATTGCCTGCGGCACGTATCGTCTTGCCTGCCCTGCCATCTACGTCTAACGACGTTCCTGAGCCTGTCTCCCCTTTGAGGTTGTTAGCGTGAATCATATCGCCCACGTTGAGCAGTACGCCTACTGAGCAATCGCCTGTGCTTTCCAATAGCTTATCCACGCCTTTTATCAGCGTGTCTTGTGCTATGTGCAAGTCCCAAGGGTCACTACCCGTCTCAGGACTCCACGCCAGCATGCCGAGGTGATGGTCGCCGACGATGGTGACAGCCATGCGCTCTTTAAGTTTTTTGGCTTTGCTTTTCTTAACAGGCTTGGCGAGTCCTTTTAGCTCGTCTTTCAAGCCTTCTTTGAAGTGCGCTAATGCGACCTGTAGCGCATGCTCTTTGTCAGACTGGCTTTTCACCCATTGACCGACAGGCTTGCCCTCGTCGTTGTAGTAGGTCGAGACACCCTTAACGGTAAAGCCGTCAGGTACAGGGTGCGTGTAGTCGTGGTCTGGACTGTAACCCTGCTTTGCGGCTACTGCCTGCACTGCTTGTATGTGAGTGACTACAGTACTACGAACTAAACCCAACTCTTTCGCGATGACTCGCTGGCTTTTACCTTGCTCTACTCGGCTGATAACTTCTCTCTGCCTTTCGGTTTTGCAAAACTGTAATAGGCTCATGCCTACCCCCCCAGTTTGCTGTACTCCGAATTTTGAGGCTTGGTAATTTTGACCCCCAAGTCAATACACCATGCCTCTACTTGTTGCATGAAGTATAACATTTCTCCCCTGTCTAGCGTCGAAGTGCGTCGAACCTGCGCAGGTATGGTCGTGTTAGATATTTCGAGGTCTTCTGTGCCGAGGAATTTGTACTTGACCATCATCTTGATGTCTTCTTCAGTGCCAGTAAAACCGCCTTTCTTTTTGAAGTGCCTAAGCATGTCACGACACCACACATGAAATAGGTCGTTTTGACTCATTGAGCGGCGCGGCTTGTACTCCTTAACCTGCCACGAGACTGGCTTATCCCAGCACCACTCCGTTTCAAGAAAGGTTTGAAAGGCCTTGATGCGGTCTTTGATTTCAATGGGGTCTTTGATTAGCCAGAACTCTCCCATCATCGCGTAACCCTCTCGCCCTCAAACGTCACGTATTGACCATACTTCTCAAGGCATGACTGCCTAAAGCGTTCGCTCTTCATAAAGTCGTGGGTAAGGTCGTCTAACTGAGTCCACTGCTTCATTGGCTTCTTACCACTCTGCTCGTACTCTTTCTGTGCAAATGGACTGCCGCCCTTTTGGTTGGCCCGTGACAGCCATGAGTTGACGAAGCGAGGCATACCCCGCTCAGTCTTGCGCTTTGGTTCGTTAGAGTCTAGCCATACGGTCATCACGTTAAGTTCTGCGAATACATCGACCTCGGGGTAGGCGTGTTGCCAGCTTAGTATTTGCTCGTCTGTGGGTTGCCAGTCTGTGCCGTCTTTGCAAATCATAGTTGTGCCATCCTTGCCCAGCTTTTAAAAAGATGGTCAACGTGCGCCCTGTTCGACTCCATATCTTCCCATTTCCCGAGTCGGTAAAGGCGCATTTTGTAGACATCCATCGTCTGCGAGTTACCCCATAAGACGTATGCAACAACCTTGTCACTTAGTCTGGTAAGGTTTTGCAATAGAATGTGCTGACCTGTTGTTAGCGTACCGCCTACGCCTTTCCATTCAACGACTAAAAAGTTGCCTTTAATCTCAACGATGCCGTCAATATCGCCCATGCTCATGTTCTTAGGGAAGCAATCATGGAAGTCCCAAAGCCTTGGCTCTACCTTGTCGAGGTAACAGCCCTTGTCTATGCATTTCCATCGCATCTTGTAGTCATCTGCTGACTTTACTGCATTCATACCCTTCTCCTTTTTTTAGACAATAGGGGTCATTAGAGGCGGTTGTTGCCCTATACAAGTATCTAGCTAGTCCGTCATCCCTACAGTATCAGTGCAGATAATTAACGGCTCTGCCAGACCGCGCCCTTACTACATGGCAACATAACCACTGTTCGTCCCCGCCTCTAAAGGTCGTAGGAATGATTCGGCTTTCGTGAGCGACTGCACCTGAGACAGCACTATTTAACTAGGCTCGACTAGGCGTACTTTGATGAGATAAGGAGTGATAGGTATACAGACAGCTAGATTGCTGTATAATTTTCCCTATCCTATGTACGCAAACTAAGGATGCCACATGCGCTAACCCTTCCGCAAGTGGTTATGGGCCACTTCCTCAGTGGCCCTTTTTTTACCTCCCTAACTTCTCGAACTCATCGAGAGACATATTCAGCCGACTAGCCAACTGCACTACACGACTAAACTTCATGTCGTCTTTGTGCCGCCATCGGCATACCTGTACAGGCGTAACACCGAACTCCCTTGCCAGTTCGTCATTGCTAACACCTGCGAGCGCCTGCGCTTTCTTAAGCGCCTTGCCTACATCAGAAGGGCAGGTCATCTTCGAACTCCTGACTAGGTGCCACTGCCTGACGTGCTTGTTGCATGCCCTTGTTATGCACCTCATCCTTTGCCGTCGTGCTGAGAGACATAAACGTGTTGCCGTTCTTGTCTTTCTTCAGCCACGCTGACAGCCAGAATTCCGCACCTTTGCCATCGGTATAGCTACCCTTGTAGTCGGGGTGGGTTTCCTTTTCCTTGCGGTCGTTCTTAAACAAAACGCCTCGGTTGCTGTTGTCATACTCCATTAGCTAACTCCTTTCTTGCTTGGTTAAATGCGTCGTTACCCTTGCAGGCCGCCCGCTCTTCGGTTGTAAAAATGCCTCCCTTAGTCGGCGCTCTGAACAATGTCGCCATCGTCTCGTGGTCAATGTCACCCCAGATACCCGCTAGTGACTGCCAATCCTCATTGGCGATAGCTTCCTTGGCGTACATAATCCAGTCGAAATTTTCTCTGACTGTTTGCATGAACTCCAGAAACTCGCCATCGTTCTGCTGGCTGATAGCGTTTGCCACCTCATCGGCTGATGCGTACTCAGTGCCAGCCAAGCCCAGCGCGGCCAATGCACGACCGATAGCTGACGTTTCCGCATTCTCTAAGGCAGACGTGCGATTAATTTTGCTCGCGGCCCTAACCTCTTCTGCAAAGCCTGTGGCTAGTAGACGGCCTTGCTCGTTGCTGATGCTTGCCTTTATTACTACGAGCGTGTCATTAGCCTCTACTAGCTCCGTGCTGACCGTGTAGTCAGGGTATTGCGTCCTAAACTCATTGACGCGGTACGCGACCGTTTTGTATTGCTTGCCGTGTATCGGCACTATCCCTTCAGTCATTACTGACCCCTCCCATTTTCGTACTCGTAGCAGTCAGCATAGCCAGCGTTATACGCCTCAGACTGCCCCTCCTTGTGCTGGATGCCTTCTTCCCAGTCAGTCCAGCCACGTATAAAGTCCTGCTCGGCAAGCTCTAGGAAATCCGCTAAACGCGCATCCATGTGTGCGTCCTGCGGGTGCTTCGGCTTCATTGCTGTCAAATCACTTAACTGACCTACCAGTGAGTCAAGCTCCTCGATGATGTCTGACTTGATTAGATTTGGCGGTACGAATTTTTTACTCGACATAGGTGAACCCCTCTAGTTCTGAGCAGACTTGCTCTGCGTTGATGATGTCGTGGTCATGCCACTTACAGGAATGCACACAGACGCCGACCTCTTCGACCCACTCTGTGCGACCTTCGTACTCAATCGGATAACGACCGCCGACAGGGTGGTAGTAATCGTCAATTGATTTACGGTCAACAAGCAGTGTGACTACCTTGGCGTCCTCATCGTAGTCATCAGCAACTGCGGTGCGCTCGATGCCCTCTAGCTCATCGACAAACGCATCCCAGTCATTAACCTGCTTGCTTATTTTGATAGCAATTTGCATGGTTTTCTCCCTTCAAAGTTCCACATGGAACAGTGTCAGGATACACCATTTTAGATAATTGTGTAGCTTTTTAGGTTATTTTTTTATCCGTAAGTCCACATGACAGGGGTCGTGGCTCGCATGTCCACGTGTACGAAGGTGCGGGCTACACCAATACCACCGAAGCCCATCTTTAGCGCCTCGTGTACGAGGTTCATACGCTGAAACCCATTTGATACAGCGATGTCTGCGGCAATGCCCTGCGTGTGAGTGCCGCCTTTTTCTTTATTGCGCTCTGCCGTGTGCTGTGTAGAGCGATAACCAGAGGTGATGACAAAGCTAAAGCCACAACGCTCGCGTAGTTCATCGAGCATGTGGATAAATTCTTCTTTCATGTCATTCTCGCCAGTCTCTCGACAGCGAAACTCGGATATGTCGAAGTGCTTATACATTACTTTTCTCTCGATACGCCTTTGGTTTTTTCGTAGCTTCTCATTGCGCCTAAGCCTAGCATACCCATGAGGACTGGCATCATTGTCTCTAGGTCAATTAGTGGGATAGTCACATCTATTGCGAGGAGTGCCAGCGCGAAGTTAGTAAAAGGTATG